GAGACCCGCCGCTCGGCCTTGCTGGTCGCGGCCAGCACGGCCGGGCGATCGAAGAAGGCCAGCTTCAGACGAGTGCGGATCATGTTGGGCCGTTATTTCCCGGGACATCACAGGATGGCTTGATAGGTGAGCCGCAGGCCGGCGAGAAACAGGTTGTTGCTCTTGAGCATCTCCTCGTCGGGCCAGGGGTCGGCCGGCTCGACGGACATCAGGGTGTATTGGGCGGAGAGGGCGTGCGGATGGTCGAACAGGTAATCGCCGAGCTGTTCGGCGAGCTCCTGGATCGGGTCGGTCTGCCGCGGATCGGCCACGTCGTCCAGCTTGGCGGCGATCGCCAGCTCGAGCACGTATTGCCGCTGGAGGGTTCTGCGGCTGAAGCGTTGGGCCGTCCACGTCGCCGGGCGAAGCTGCAGCTTGATCCCCGCCTGCAGAGCTTCGAGCGTGAATTGCGGCAGCCAGCATCGCGTCGCCTCAAACTCCAGGGGAAACGTGCCCGGGTCCGCCTCGTTGATCTGCTCGACCACGGCGTCGGCCAATTGAGTCAAAACAGCGGGCATGGCTTCGCCGGATCGAGGATCGGAAGGCGGGGGACGAGGCTCGATCCGCGTCCCTCAATCCTCGCTCACTTGATCCGTTTCGTGTGAATTCTCAGCCGGGTGTGATACACGTCGCTGTACCGCCAGGGCTCGTCGCCGTCGCGGAGGATTTCGTAAACGGCCGTGGCACCGCCGAGCGTCTCCTCGATCAGGTCGCCGTCCTCGGGCAGGACGGCCACGCCGGCGAGGACCAGGTCGGCCACGTCGATCAGGTAATCGCGGATTTCGTACTTGACCAGCGTGCCGTCGGCCTGCTGCTCCTCGATTTCGCTGCGACCGATCGTCGCCGCCAGCTCGACGCTTTGGCTGCCGCCGGTGTGCGGCCGACGGTAGGTGACCGTCTGGGCGGCGTGGTTGCGCAACGTCGTCGCCAGCCAGCTCGCGCCGGATTGCAGCAGGTCGGACATGGGCTTCGCTGGATCGAGGATCGAGGGACGGGGGACGGGGACAAAGGGCTCGCTCCACGCCCCTCGATCCCCGCTTTTTAGCTGGCGATGCGGACGTTCAGGTTGTCGAGCTCGACGGCTCCCGGGGAGTCATTGGCCGTTTTCTCCAAATGGAAAAGAGCCTTGAGCGGGTTGCTGATCGCACTGAGGTCGAACACGCTGTCCGGCAGCACGTTGACCCCGTTGATGTACAGTTGGCAGTCGGCCGGGTCGCGGCCGTCGATCGTCAGGTGCAGCGGCGTGCCGGCCGCCCAGTCGACGGTGGTATCGGTGGCGGCCACTTCCACGGCATCGTCGTCGTCGCTCTCGGCGTCGATGTTGTTGTCGCTGCCCAGGTCGAAGTGGAAGAAGCAACTGTTGGTGATCGTGTCGGCGTCGCTGGCGTGGGTGGCGTTGGCCACGCCCACGTTCAGATCGGCGACCGCCGCGTCGGCGTCGGTGACGATCTCCAGGTCGGCCTCCAGGATCCAGCTGCTATCGACCGGGAAGCTCCGCTTGGAGAGCAGGTCGAGCTTCTGGGCCTCGGCGGTCGCGCTGAACGTGGCGTGCGAGGTGCCGCCCTGCTGGCGGATCAGCGGCGCGCCGGCGGTCAGCACGGGGACGCTCTCGAAGGCGTCGCGTTGCAGATCGATGATGTACCGCGGCTCTTCGTTGAGCGCCACGTCGACCGTGGTACCGGCGGCGGCCGCGTCGGCCACCGCCACGCCCAGGTAAAAGTCCTGGTCGTTGGCCGGGGCATAGGTGGCCGTATTGGCGCTGGCGTCCCAAAAGACCTTCGCGCCCTCGAGTAGCACGATGCTGGCGGTTTTGAGGACGCGGACGATGCCGCACACGCGGGCCCCGCCCAGGGCGGCGGCGGCCACGTCGGTGGCGACCACGCCGGACCGGCCATCGGGCAATTGGACCACTTCGCCGCCGGTGACGGCCGCGGCCGGGGTGTAATCGAGGGTTTCGCCGTCTTGTCGGTAGATTGCTTCGCTCATGTTTTTTTAGGGGGCTAGGGGCTGGGGGCTGGGGGCTGGGAAGCCTTGCGGCCGCGCTTCGCCGGTCGCTTGGAGGGAGTGGTGTCCCGATCGGCGGCCTCGCCGCAGGTGGCTGGGTCGACCGGCATCGCCGGGGGCGGCGTTGGTCGACCCTCGCCGTCGACGTCGGTGCCGGATCCGGCGGCGGTTGCCGCCGGCGGCCGCGGCGTGCGTCCGGCCACGCCGGTCCGCAGCATGGCCGCCAGCCGCTGCGGATGCACGCCGATCAGCTCCTCCTGCGGACGCACGATCCGCCCCTGATGCGGAATCGCCCGCCAGGCATAGGCTTTCGGAACGGTGTTTGTCGCCATCGTTTAAGTTCCGTCTCCGCTTGCGCGGAGTTTTGCGTTCTTCATTCTTCCTTCTTCGTTTCCGTCTACGCTTCGCCTTTCATCTTCACGCCGCCGCGGTACTCCTGCTTCGCCACACCGAAGTCGTGGTAACCTCTCATCGATACGCCCAAGGTCTGGAAGTCGGCGTCGGCCGTCTCGATGATCGGCATCTCGCGACCGTTGAGGAACGCGATCTCGATCACCGGCACGTCCGCGGGATCGGCCAGCAGGTACCAGGCGAGGGCGGAGTAGCCCGTGTAATTGGCGTTGGCCATGTACTGCGAGCTCTCGACGCGGAAGGCGCCGGCCCAGGGGTTGGTCGAACCGGCGTCGCTGTCCTCGGCCACCTGCTGGCTGCGCATCAGTCGCAGCGCGGCGATGCGATGGCCCGGGGGCACCAGCAGGATCGCCGGGAGCGTGCCCAGCGGGTCGCCGTCCGGATCGGTCAGGGCCCGGAACAGCACGTCGGCGTTGGTCATGCCGTCGGCGCCGAAGGCCGTATCGGCCCCGTCGTCGTAATTGCCCTGGCCGGCGGTGAAAAAGGTCGAGTTGTCGAGAAACGCCTTCCAGAAGATGTCGTTGATCTTCAGGGCCGCCCCGCGGCCGAGCTTCTTGGGGACCTGCGAGAGGGCGCCCAGATCGTCGTTGATAATGTCTCTGCGGGTGATCGCGAACAGCTTGCCGTAGGTGTCGACCTGGTTCGTGTAGGTCTCCTCGCCCACGGTGGCGTGCGGCAACTCGCCGGTCGGTCCAACTTTCTCATACGTAAACCCCCCCGTAAGTGCGTAGCTGGTCATCTGCTGGAAATTTCGGGCCGGGGTGCGGGCGGAGATCCGCTGCCAGGTGTTTTCGACGTGGTTGAAGCCAATTTTGAGGAACTTGTTGGCCACGTTGGAGAGGATCCCCGGCAGCGAGAGGGTGGAAAAGCCGCTGGCGGCCCGCAGCTCGGGCACGAAGGCGGCCCGCAGCACCTCGCGGAGGTTGCTGTTGACGCTCAGCTCGCCGCTGCCCCGTTCGCGGGCGGCCAGCAGGATCACCTCCTGCAGGCCCAGGCCGCTCCGCCAACGCCGTTCGCTGGCCTCGAGGGTCTGCTCGCTGTAGTTGGCCTCCAGCACGTCGGTCGGCATCTGGGCCGCGCGGCAGAGGGCCGCTTCGACCACCTCGTCGCCGCAGCGTTGGCCGCGGGGCACGCTGCGGACGTGGCTGGCCAGCGAGCGGCCGGCCCGCAGTAGTTCCAGTTCGAAGGCCTCGGGCGTCATGCTGCCGCTGATCGCCAGCCGGGAGAGCGCCTCGATCTGCTCCAGGGCCTCCGGACGCGCCAGCAATTCGGAGTCGGTCAACTGCGTGATCCGATCCCGCCGTTCCTGCTCGCGGCGAGTGCGGGCGATGATGTCGTCGAGATTCGCGTGCTGCGGATTGGCGGGCGGGTTCGCGGGAGGATTGGCCGGGGGAGTGGCCGGCGGCGTCGCGGGCCCAGCGGACTGCTCGGCGTCGAACATGGCTCGCAGGCTGGTGGTTTGGTCTTTGCTGAGGTCGGCCGGGTCGAATCCCTTGGCCCGCAGCCAGTCGGCGAATTTCATGATGTCTTGCTCCGGTGCGTAGGAAGCGGCGACGGCGGCGGACGTTTTGCCGTCGGCGCCCAGGGCGACAAAGGAAACCTCGCGGATGGTGGCCGCGCGGGCGATGATGGCCGGGCCGGTGATCCGGCGGCCGTTGACGTTGCTGGTCTTGCCGGCGTCGAGAAATTCCCGCCGCTCGATCGAGGCCCCGATGCTGGCCTGCCAGCGGAAGCCGTTTTTGGCGTGGGCGACCACGTTGGCCGCGTCGCCGTCGTCCCCGGTAACCGCCCCGGAGACGTTGACGCCCTGCTCGTCGACGCCGACCTTGCTGGACTGGCCGACGATGCGGGTCGGATCGTGGTCGAACAGCACCGGCAGGCGATTGGGGGCCCGCAGGCCGGACAGCTCGACGATCACCGGAAAGAGCGAATAGTCGACGTTCATCAGGGCCCCGGTGTAGGCCTTGATCTCGAACGTCGGGCGGCGGCCGTCTCCCGCGGCGGCGGTCAACTCGACCGGGGCGGCGAAGGCGATCGCGTGGTTGCGGGCCCTGGCGGCTGTCAGCTCGACGAGGCCCCGGCGGGCGCGGCGGTGGCGGCGTTTACTCAAGGGTGGGATCGTCCTGGGGATGTTCGGCCTCGGCGGCCGGAGCGGCGGCCGGGTCCGGGGAGGCGGCGGGCGCGGGGGCGGGGGCGGCGGGGGTGATGCCCAGCTCGGCCATCAGCTTCAGCTCGCGGGCCCGCTGCCGCAGGGCGACCTGCCAGTCGACGCCCTCGCGGGCGAACTCGGCGGCCAGGGTCGTGGTGTTGTTTTGCAGGCGCAGTTGCTGCCCGAGGCCTTCTTTTTGCGGGTCGGCGTGCTGGAAACCGTCCCAGAACCAACTGTGCGGCGGGGTGACGCCCCGGCGGGCGGCCGCGGCCAGCTCGCTGTCGACCTGCTCGAGGCCGACCAGGGCCGTCTCGGCCAGCCACCAGGCGAAGATCTTGTCCAGGGCCACCGATTCGATCAGCCGCCGTTCGATGTCGATCGTCCTGCGCCAGATCATGCTGTCCAGCTTCCCGGAGGCGTAGTTGTAACCCCCGCTGTTGGCCGTCGTGATGTTTAGCGGCATGTTCAGGCAGCGGCCGATCTCGTTGAGCAGCGCCCTGACGAATCCGTCGAACGTCGTCGTTGGCTGCTCGGCCTTGAGCTGGCTGATGTCCCAGCCCTCGGGCAGCGTCAGCAGCGACCGCTTCTCGATCGGGATCGCCTCCATGGCCTCGGGTGTCTCTTCGTCGTCCGCGTTGACGGCCGGCCCGGCGGTCTTCATCACGCCGGCCAGTTCGGCGCCCGTTTCGGCGGCGGCCACCACGGCGGCCCGGTACCGGCGGAGCTCGGCGAACAGGCTCAGCGTCGGGGCCAGCTCCGAAACGCCGCGATGCTGCTCCGGCCGGCTGGCCGTATAGAGGTGCACGATGTTCTCGGCCGGCAGCTCGTCGTAGGCGAACGGGTCGGCGCCGTAGAGCGTCTGGCCGGGGTGCTGGCGGAGCCGCGTATAGCGGAGCGGGTTGCCGTCGTCGTCCAGCAGGATGCCGTCGGTCGTGTCGCGGTCGAAGGCGGCGTCCCAGGGCAGCGTGAAGTGATCGCACTCGGAGAGCACGACGTCGAGCTTGGCGGGGGTGGTCAGCCGGCCGTTGGTGACCGCGTGCAAAAACACCTCGCCGTCGACGACCTTGGCGGCCCGGGCGGTGCGGAGTTTCTGATCGAGCCTTACGGCGCGGGTCCATTCGGCCCAGCGCTGCTCGAGGAACTCATCGAGCGTCTCGTCGCCGGTGGACAATTGCAGCCGCGGCCCGCTGCCGATCGTGTCGTTGGCGATCGTGGCGATGATCCCCGCGGCGTAGCTGTTGTTGGCCGCCTCGTAGCGGGCCCGCTCGCGGAGCGCTTTGCGGACGGCCGGGCGGGCCGCCGCGTCGGCCGAGAGGCTGTCGGCCCACTGCCAGTGCCGTGAATTGTCGTCGGTGGTCTGGGCCGCATCGTAGGCGGCCCGCAGCGTCCGCCGGCCCCGCGACTTGCGGCCGCTCCGCTCGTCGCGGGCGGCGTCGGCGCGGGCCATCGTGCGGGCGATCGCGGCCGGGTCGGGATGCAGGCTGGCGGACATGACTTAAAGGAAAAAGGGAAAATGAAGAACGAAAAACTGCGGTCCGCCGGCGGCGGCCGGCCATCACTTTTTCATTCTTCCTTGTTCATTTTTCATTTCCGTCTCAAACTGCTCCCGGCGGTTTGAGGCGGGTCAGGCGGAAGCCGCGCTTTTTGCCGGCGGCGGCGGTCTGGCTCTTGGCGTACTTGTCCGCCGCGATCTGGTCGGGGATCGAGTGCTGCTCGGCCGACGTGCCGTCGGCGCTGGCCCGCTTGGGGGCGGCGGCGTTTTCGGCGATCGTGTCCGGGTCGACGGTGGCCAAAGCCGGAGGCTGGGGGCTGGAGGCTGGGGGCTGGCAAGCAGCCGCGTCGAATCGTTGAGAGGAGACGCTTTAATCGTTCCCGCCCGGCTCACCGCGGGAAGGCTGCTAGCGGCCCGGGCGGCGGCAAAGTTCCGAGGATGGAAATTCAGCCCCCGGGGCGCGGGGGGATTGGCCGCCGGACACTCGGGCGGAAACAATTGGGATTCTAGAAACAAAGCCTCTGCGCAGGCATTGCAACGAATACGGCGTCGTCTGCGTTTCCTGGATCCCTACTTGTCGCAGAAACAAAGCCTCTGCGCAGGCATTGCAACGGGCCTCTGGCGTCGCCTTCTCGACGCAGCACCTAGTCGCAGAAACAAAGCCTCTAACGGCATTGCAACGCGGATGGTCCACCGCGCGGGCACGTGGTCGCAGAAACAAAGCCTCTGCGCAGGCATTGCAACAAGGGTGCCCGATCGACAACCCCGGCGGCTATTTTCAGTCGCAGAAACAAAGCCTCTGCGCAGGCATTGCAACCCCCGGAAAATGGAGCGCCGACCAGAAAGAGGGACCCGTCGCAGAAACAAAGCCTCTGCGCAGGCATTGCAACAATCAGTTCGTTTGCATCCTTCGCCGCCAACATCAGCGTCGCAGAAACAAAGCCTCTGCGCAGGCATTGCAACACCCCAACCGCAAGACGTGACCAATGAGGGCCGCGAGTCGCAGAAACAAAGCCTCTGCGCAGGCATTGCAACCCCGCATCGCTCAGATCGAGCCCCGACGCAATCTGCCGTCGCAGAAACAAAGCCTCTGCGCAGGCATTGCAACGACAAAGGGGAGCCTAGCATCAACGCAGGCTGTCTCGTCGCAGAAACAAAGCCTCTGCGCAGGCATTGCAACCCGGTCGCAGTAACATCTTGCCACCAATGGCCATACCACACAAAACGCGAGCAGCCTAAATATTCTCGCCGTAAGTCGTTATTTCGCGTCATCCTTCAGCGGTCGCCACCTCGCCGCTCGCCAGTAAGTTCAAACACGCGTTGCGATCCTGATCCCAACTGCTGCCGCAATGGCGACATTCGTAGACGAGGGCCGCTCGATCCGGCGTATCACATCCCTCCCCGCAGACGTGGCAATTCCAGGTGACGCCTCGCGCTGGACGTTCCTCCACGGTTCCGTCGGAAAACGCGCCGCGCAGCGACGACTCTAAATGGCTCGGCGACGCCAAGAGACGTCGCGCCCTGACGCGTGCCAGGTCATCCCCTTCCTCGACGGCCGGCTCGACGGCCAATTGACGCCAGTCGATCTTTTCCATGACCAGCGTGCCGTACTGTCGGCGTAATGTGCGGGCAAACACGCGGTAGGCATCCGTGCGAGAGTCTCGGAATTTCCGCAGATTGTTCATCTCCCATTCGTAGAGATGCTTGTCCTGCTTCCGCCACGTCTCAACTTCGTGGAACGCCACCTCGTCGCCCGGAAAGCGCTGATCGCGCCAGCGGATGACCAAGGCCGCAAGCCGGGCCGGACTCCGCCACTGAACCAAGAATCGCGTCGCATCCTGGAGCCAGGCGGGTTTCTCCAGCTTTGTTAATCGCCGCCCCAGCAGCAATTTGAGCGCGTTGAAATTGTTGTCGCGGATGCTGCGCAAGTCCGCTGACTTGACGGGTCGGCGCACCTGTTTGTCCGGCAAGATCAGCTCGCCTTGCCGTCCGTCGTCTCCGATCCAATACGCCACCCGCAATCCGCCAGCAACCTTTCTCCAGCCCAAGTCCACCGCCACCCGGCCGGAAGTGGCCCCGTCGGGGCGGGCCCAACCTTCCGCCCGCTCCAGGACGAATTGCACCGACCATTGCGCGTGGCAGGCCACGCGGCGGCAGACGGCAAAGACCCATTTGACCCGGGCATCCTTGGGCAGCGGTCGATGCAGCACAACGTCGAACCCACCCCAAATCGGCTTGCGGGCCGCGTCGCTCCCCAGCCGGATCCGCACGTGGTAAATCGGTCCTCCGCGGCTGCACGCGTGCGCGTCCGCAAACTCGACCTGCCCATGGCCTTTTCCCAGCAGATCGTCGACCTTTATCCCCTTCTGTATCTGTACCGCCAGTTTTCCGTCCCCGCGAAATCGCTGAAACCGTGGAGGCGACCCCCGGCGAAAGGCACTGGCTGCCTTCTCGACCTCCAAGTAGGTCCCCCAGCCGACGCCGCAATCCGCCCGGGCCGCCTTGCGACGATCCCGATCCGCTGCATCAAGCTGATCCATCGCAGATCGGACCGAAAGTGCATTGAATGCCGCCTGTTTTTTGTCTTTCATGCGGATTGCCGCCTCCTTTCGGAGCTCCCTGAGACTGGCGATCCTTTTCCGCATCTTCTCGGGGGCAACGGTTTTCTTGCGTTGCTGCTTTCTCCACATCTTCACTTCCGCCTGCGCAACCTCCAGATCCGCGTTCGCTTGCTCCCACGCGGCCTTTGCGGAAGAGAAGTCCGGGGCCAACCGCGCTAGGGCTTCTTCGACCCGCTGCCGTCGCGTCAGCTCCAGTTCGCAGAGCGTGTTGCGATAACGGTGCGCCGCGAACAACTGATCGCGGATGCCTTGCTCGTTTTCAACCGGCGAGGCGCCGTAGGAATAGACCCTTGTCGGTCCCGCCTGATTTCCAAAGGGCATCACTCACCTCACAATCCATGGCGCGTCCCCGGCGGTTGGTGTTGGCTGGGGGCGCGATTAGACGACACGCCAGAGGCCGCCGCGCGGGGACGCATGAAATCCGAAAGAGCAACCAACACCGCCGGGCATCATAAGCAGCCCGCCGCGAAATTGTCAACCGCTCGAAACAGCGACGGGCTGGGTCAATGGTCAGTGACGTTGAGATTCCGCTTTGCGCGTCCCCAGCCCCCAGCCCCCAGCCACCAGTCCCCCCGTCAAAAAACTCTCCTCTCCTCCGTAAACACCCGGTGCCCGCACTGCTCGCACTGGCGGCAGCGGACGATGACGCGGCGGCGGCGGCGGGTATAGTAGACCCGCAGCGTGCCGCGCCCGCAGACGGGGCACCGGATGCCCAGCTTCGCGTTATGCTTGTCAGCGGCCACGGCCACGTTTTTCCTCCCAACGCTGGCGCATTGAGACGCGCTTCTTGCGCCGGGAAGGTGCTTCCGTGGTCGAGTCGACCGCCTGCGCGTCCCCTCGTCCCTCGCCCCCCGCTCCTCGCTCCCCGCCGCCCTCGCGAATCGCCTCGAATCTGGCGCGAAGACTGATCCGCCGGCGGCGCCGCCGCGAACCCATCTCCCGCAGCGTGCAGCCGGCGATCGAGGCGGCCACCGCGGCGCCGACCAGGCCGTCGAGCCAGTGGTTGTCGGGCCGCTCGGGGCGGAGGGTCCATTCGTCGAGCTCGCGGCCGCGGCCGGAGGTGCGGGTGGGCCGTTCGGCGGTCAGGTGTTCGCCGAGCTGGCGGTGCTCGCGGGGGGCGGCGGGCGAGCCGTCCTGGCGACGGGCGCCGTAGAGGACCAGCGAGCCGGCGTCGCCCTGTTCGGTGGCCAGCCGATCGTGGATGAAGCTCTTCCACCAGTTGGTGTCATAGAGCACGTGGCGGGCGGCCCGCTTGCCGGTGGCCCCGCTGATCCGCCACTCCAGCCCGCCGAGTTCGCCCGGACGGGGCTGATATTGGGAGAGAGGCTTGTTCTTGGCGGTGATCCCGCGTCCGTGGCTGGGCAGCAGTACGGCGCCCAGGGGGCTGCTGCGGCAGAATTCGTAGACGACCTCGGTACTCTTGGGCCAGTTGGCATCGATCAGGCAGCGTTCGACCCGCATCGCCCCGCCCCCCTGCTTGTTCCAGGCGCGGCCGCAGACGTCGGCCGTGGCCGCCTCCAGGCCCTGGCGGATGCGGGCCGTCAGGCCGCCGCGGCAGTGGCGGGAGAGGGTTTCCGGGGCGTCGGTGAGCGTGAAATAGCGGATCGGCTGCTCGGGCCAGGTGCCGTAGTCGACGACCCAGCCGGTAAAATCGTCGGCCCAGGCGACCAGCAGCCAGTACAGCAGCTCCTGCTGCACGTCGATGAAGGCGGTCAGGCGGGTGGCCTCGAGCGGGACCAGGCCGCGGGCCAGGCCGCCGATTTTGGCGGCGATCTCGTCGGCGGTGAGCATCGTGACGTCCTCGGCCTCGTCGGGCAGCGGTTCGTTCTGGTATTCGCTGGCAAAGGCGGCCGGGTCGGCGAGGTGCAGGTTCATGGCGTGCTGCAGGGCGGACAGCTCGTCGTCGTGCTTGCGGGCCGGCCAGGCGACCATCGCCCCGCGGTCCATCGCCTTGCGGTGCTTGCGATAAAAGCTGGTGCAGCGCTTGGTCCCCCGCTCGGCCTCGAGATCCTCGCGACGGATGACCGCGTATTCGCCCCACAGCTTTTCGTTGGCGGGCCACTCGTAGAGCAGCTTGAACCGTTCGCCCTGCCACTCCGGGTGCTTGGAGCGATCGAGAATGCGGTCCGCCATGTCGCCGCGGCGGATCACGGTGCAGGGCATCACGCCGGCGATCTTTTGGCCGGGCCCGGCCAGGCCCAGCACGGCGCCGGCCAGCAGCCGTTCGCGCTTGTCGCACTGCACGGGGCTGGCGGCGGTGGAGTCCGTCTGCGGGTCGTCGATCAGGATCATGTCGGGGCGGGCCGAGGTGCCGTCGGTCCGCTTGTGCTTGGTGCCGCGGATCCCGCTGGTCAGGCCGGCGACCTTGAGGATCACCGCGCTGGCCTGGCTTCCCGGGATGCTCGGCAGGACGAGGGCCTTTTTGTAATAGCCGATGTAGGTCGGCTCGCCCCGGTAGGTCTGGCCGCGCTGGCGGTTGGTGATCCGCTCCAGACACCGCAGCGGATGGCAGACCTCGGGCCAATCGGCCAGCAGCAGGTCGTTGCTCTCCAGCTCGATCTTGATCGTGTCCAGCCGCTCGACGGCGTGCGTTTCGTTGACGCCGATCAAGAGCACGAACCGGCGGACGCCGACCAGGGCCGCCCAGATCGCGGCCCGCTCGCAGATCGTAGTCTTGCCCGAGCCGCGGGGCATGGCCACCGCGAACAAGTCGCCGGCCAGCACGGCCCGTTCGATCTTGGCGATGACCTTCAGGTGATCGTCCGACCAGGCCAACGGGAATTCCTCGGGGAAGTATTGCTCGAGGAACAGCCGCAGCGAGGCGGTGGCCTGTTTCTTCCGCTGGGGATTCTCGACGGCCGGCAGCTCGCCGATGTCGCGGCCCTCGGCGGAGGCGGCCAGGTTGCGGGCCCGGGCCCGGGATTTGATCCGCGAGTATTCGTCGGACTCGGCCGGCGACGTCGGCGACGGCGCGGGGGGATCCGGTCGGCGGGTTTTTTTGGCGGGCTGCTTCTTCGCCGCGGCCTTTTTCTTGGCGGGCTTTCGCTTGCGGGGCGAGGCCTTCTTCTTGGCGGGCTTTCGCTTGCGGGGCGCGGCCTTCTTCTTGGCGGGCTTTCGCTTGCGGGGCGCGGCCTTCTTCTTGGCGGGCTTTCGCTTGCGGGGCGCGGCCTTCTTCTTGGCGGGCTTTCGCTTGCGGGGCGAGGCCTTCTTCGGCGCGGAGCGGGCCGTTGTTTTGACGGTCTTGCGGCGCGGGGTGTTGCTCATTGGACGGCTGCGCAAAACAAACTGTGTGTCAACTCCTGGCTGTTCCCTTGGAACCCGAGGGCGCCGCGGGCCCGGGAAGGACCCGCGGAACCGGTGCGGCTCGGAGGGCTATGGCCCGGGAAATAATCAGGACGGATTGGGATCCGGCTCGAAAGTGACCAGCGCCCGGGCGCCGACGGGGTAGTGTTCCGTCTTGCTGCCGTCGATGACGAGCCACCAATAGTAAAAGTCGCCGGCCGTATCGACGTCGCCGGCGAGCCAGTCGTAGCGCACCGATCCGGTGGCCGCGTCGACGATCGTCGCCGCCTGGTCGTCGATCTTCACATCGCCGTAGCTATCGTCGGGCTCGCGGGCGACCATCCGTAGCTTGACGGTGAAACCGGTCAGGTCGATCGCGTTGCCCGCCCGGTCGGTCAGCGTATCGGCCAGCGACACCCGCCGATCGTTTTGGGTGAAGACCTTGTGCGCTTCAAACTGGTTACTCACGGATGGGCCCTCGCAGAGGGGAGCTTTGGCCGACGGCGCCGGCCAGTAGATCGGCCTGGCCGGCGGTGCCGATCAGGGCCACGCTCTGTCCCGCGGCACCCAGCAGCACGCCCCGGCGGACGACGACCGCCGGCACGACAGCGGCGGCGAATGCCAGGTCAAACGGCAGCGTCAGCCAGCCCGCCCGATCGAAGCGGTCAATCGTTCCGTCCACTTTGCCGAATAGTCGCATCAGCTCGCCGCTCCCTGATCTTGCGTCGTGCCGTCGTCGCTGACGGTCTGCGTCGTGACGACCGTCGTGCCATCGTCGGCATACGTTTTCAATTCCGTGCTCGTCAGCGTGCTCCGCTTGAAAAATCGCCGCCACACCTGCACGAGCATTTCCCTGAAATTGCTGGCCACTCCGCTGGGCGCCGTGATCGCCACGCTATCCAGCCCGTCGCTGGCCAGCTTGTAGCCGGTTTTGTCGGCATTGTTGGTCACCGTCGACGTCGTCGTCACCAGGGTCACCAGGGCCACCTCGTCCGCGGCCGGGTCGAAGTAATCCGCCGCGGCCAGCGTGCGGGCCTCGAATTCTGCGACCGTCGGAATGTCGTCGACGCTGGCCTGCGTGCTGGGTGCGTAGTTCGCCTGGGCGGTCGCCAGCGTGCATCCGTCAGTCCCGGTAATGACGTCCAGGTCCGCCTGGGCGGTGGCGATGTCGGCTTGCGTGATGGCGTGCTGGGCGGTTTGCGACGTGTCGAGATCATCGAAGCTCGTGAGGGTGCCCGTGTAGCAGGCCTCCAGCGCATCGGCCGCCGTTGTCGAGCCGCTGATCGCCAGCGCGTCGGCCTTGATGTTCCCACCGGCGGTCAGCGCCGCCGGCAGGCGATTCGCAACTGCTGCGATTTGGGATTGAGCAGTAAACAGCTCTTCAAGGATGTCTCCACTTCCACCTCCATAGTCTTGGGGCGTCAGTGCAACCGCGACAACGTTCGCCGATCCCTCGACGATCTCATAGACGGAGTCGCTGCTAGGAGTCGTGGTCCAATCGGGTGTCACCGTCGCGGTATCGGTTGCTCCGACGTTTTGCGCGATTACCCTTGACTGGCCTGCCCCGGTTCCGCTGATGATCTTAACGACGTTTCCGTTCAGTTCGTCATCGGCAAACGTCTCTCCAGATGCCAGTTGAATCGTTCCCGATGTACCTCCCTGAGCTGTCCCACTCGCCAACGGAGATAGACCACTACCGGCCCCAGTCGTCCAGGCCGCATCGCCACGGTCGCGAACAGGCTGGAGGGCATCGGTCGCAGGCGTAAAGCTGCTCCAGTCCCCGTCGCCGGCCGCGAGTTTGGCCATGATGGAATCGTCCGCTACGTCATCGGAGTCGGCGACGTTGACCAGATGATCCAGCTTTTGAGCCACCAACGCATCGTCGACCTCGCTCTGCACCTCAGCATCCCACGCGGCGTTCCACGGGATGGCCGTCAAATGATCTCCCGTGCCGCCGGCCTCGGTCGCCGCCGCGCCGGCTGAACCGAGGTTGCTCGTCAGGTAGCCATAGATGTCACCGAAAGTCTGGCTCTGCTCGGCGATGTAATTTGCGTTGGTGTTCCAGCCGTCGAGCGTCGTGTTGTAATTCGTGGCGAAGTCCGTATCGAAGACCGTCTCCGCATTGTCGGCCGCCGTCGTCGAGCCGCTGATCGCCAGCGCGTCGGCCTTGATGTAGCCGCCGGCGGTCAGGGCTGCGGGCAGCCGTCCGGTGATGGCTGTCAGCGTCGATCCATCCGCGTCCGACAGGTCGAACGGATACTGCGCACTCGCATGGCCCATCGTGGCAAACTCAATCGCCTGATCCTCCCATTCCTTGGTCGCCGAATCGATCAGCGTGAGCGACCCGCGCTGGCAAGTCATCTCGCTCGCGGTCACCGCCACGAAGGCCCGTCCTGCGCCGGCGTCGGCGAACAGGCCCGCGGTAAAGTCTCCCCCAATCGTCAGCACGTTGGCCGTGCCGCCGTTAATGTTGAGATTCTCGGCCGAAAAGGCGCCAGAGACCGACTTGACGAACAGCACTCCCGCCGCGTCCCCGCCGCTCCAGCTTCCCGAAGTCACGAGCGCAAACATAAAGATGCAGTCTTCACCGCTGGTGGCGCCATCGAGCTGGTCACCGTTGGCCGGCTCTTCCGAGCCGCTCGTGAACGCCACCGCCTCCGCGATGATGTTGGCCGGAACCTGCTGATCGGTCATCAGCTTCGCATCGCCGGCGGCAATCGTGACGCCGGTCACAAAATCCGTGGCGCCGTAATCGATCAAAGGCACCTCGAAGAGGGCGTCCTCGCCATATTTTTTCAGCACGACCGACATCCGCTATTGCTCCTTGGCGGCTGGCTGCTCGGCTTTGTCCCGCTTCCGCCGTTCGGCCCGCACGACCTCCAGCAGGCGAGCCCGCGTCGTGGTGGCCTCGGCCCGCATCTTGATCGCGTGCTCGCGTCGCTCCACCAGAACGGCCAGCGTTTTATCCGCGTCCTGGACGGCGGCGGTGAGCGGAGCGACCGTCACCTCGACCTGCTCGCGGGCGTTTTGCAGGGCAATCGTAGCGCCTTGCAGCGCCAGCCGTGCCTGGTGTACCGCGGAGGTCTTCGCCCTCACCTCCGCCAGCGCGGCGTCGCGCAAGTCCTTGAGCCGGGCCTGGGCCGCCGCGAGCTGCGCCTGCCCATCGACGATCTCATTGTCCAGGGACTCCAGCTCGGCTTGCCGCTGCACGTCCCGTGCGTCGAGCTGCTCCAGTTCAATCCGGGCCGCCTCGAAATCTTGATCGGTCATCGGTTTCCTTTCGTGTTAAGCCGCGCCTCGCATCACACCGCGAGCTGCGCCGCGTGGGTAGTGTCGTTCGATTTGCTCCAGCGTCGGGCCTCCCCCGCCGCCCTCGGTGTAGTAAACGGTTCGCTCGATCACATCGATCCGGGCGGCGCTGAAATTGGTGATGTCGGCCGCAATCGCAAATCCCGAATCGCTGGCATTGATGTTCGTCGGCGTCCAGGCGAGCGACCAGTCCTCGGTGGGGTCTCCATAATTGCGATCCGCGGGACTGCCGAAGCTGGGCCACTGCGTTAGTAATGCCAGCTCATCCCCCTGCACCGTGCCACCCAGCACCGGCCGCGCTGAATTGTCGATCACGTCGCTGCCGCTATGGCGGCACTTCATCCGGAACTCCACGCCATCGATAGTCGCTCCCGCTGGGATGGACGAGCCGAAATTCGTCGCCGTCATGTAGTGGGTCGTTCTGGTGCCGCTGCCCGTGCCGCTGACGGCTTCCGCGCCGTCCTCGGCGGTAATATTGGAATCATCGCTGAACGACACGGTGCCGACGGCCGTGTCCTCAGTCGCAGTCCCGCAATATGTCGTTTCGCTGGCCATCAGGTGATCGCGTCAATGATGGCCTGGAAGGCATCCCGCAAACTCGCCGCGTTGCCTGTCGAAAAGCTCCGCACGTTGATGCCGTTCGAAGCCCACTCTTCAACGAGCACGTAGTCCGTGCCGCCGGCATTGGCCGTGGGAATGCCTGCCACGATGGTCGCAATGGCGGTCTCGACCAAAGCCACCAGGGCCTGTCCCTCGCTCACTACGTCGTAGTTCTCGTCCTGATATTGGTCTTGGGCGTACTGACCGATTCCGGTAATGGCCGCCGCCGCCTCTGCCCCCGCCTTGAAGATGATCAACTGCTGGTAAATCGACTTCACGAAGTTCGCCGAGAGTGCTCCCGCCAGCGATTGGGTATTGAAGTCGGACAGCAGATTCTTCAGCGCCAGGGCGTTGCGCCGAAACCCCTGAAACGCATCCGCCGTGGTCTGTGGGCTGGCTTGGAATGCCATCAGTTTGCTCCCTTGTGTTGCTTCCCTTGTGTTCACTTTCGTACTAACCGCCTGGATGCAGCCGGGCACGGACGGCCGCGTCTTTTGCCTCCAGCAGCTTACGAAGTGAGACGGTCCGCTCCGGTCCTGGCTCGCACTCGTTGCACAGCCGCGTTGCCAATTCACAGAACGGTTGCGAGATTGCCTGGAGATGTTCCGGCAAATGCGCGTACTCAAACCACCTCAACATTCTATCGTCCATTATTTTTCTCCCTTGTGTTGCTTCGCCGCCGCCAGCGGCGCGAGGTATAGACAAACCGATAACCGTCGTCGCGGCCGAACTCCCCCCGCACCAGCCGGCCGCTAAAACCCACCGCGCGCAACAACAAGGCCGCCCCGGTCCACTGCTCGGGAATCGAGGCCCCGAGCGTGCGATAGCAGGGCTGCTTGGCCAGGTGGGCGAGCAGCAGCTCCCCCACGCCCAGCCGCTGCCAGGTCGGATCGACCGCCAGCCGCAGCAACTCGTAGTGCCGATCGGCCGACAGCCAGACCAGCACCCCGAACATGCTGTCGCCCCAATAGGCCCGCACCGCCCAGCGGCCGACGTTGCGGCGGCAGACCCCGTCGTAATCTCGCTGCGTCCAAGGATCCCCGTGCGGCAGCCCGCCAAACGCCGCCCAGTCGATCCGGGCCGCCCGCGCGCAGTCCCGCCGCTCCAGCGGGGCCAGGTCGATGCGGATGGTTTCAGACAGCAGCATGTGACGGAAAGCAAAAGGGAAAATGAAAAATGAAAAACGGCGAGGGGGGTCAGGGGCTGGGGGCTGTGTTAGTGGTCATTGAAACTTGGTCCCGCCTCGCGCTGTTTCGCTCTCCGCTTCACTCACAGGCCGGAGACGCGGTCCTGGCCGTGGCAGGCCAGCCCACGGATGACCTCGGTCAGCTTGGCCAGTTGGTCGTCGCGCTTGTTGAGCACCGTCTCGTAGTGCTCGGTCAGCTCGCTGATCGTCTGCTGGTGGGCCTTCATCACCCGCGGCATGACCCGCGCGACGGTATACCAGAGATACCAGCACAGCAGTCCGCTGGCGCTCAGGTTCGAGACCGTGGCCCAGCCGCCGTCCTGCAGCACGTTGGCCAGACCGACGGCCGGCAGGACCATGGCAACGGCTTCGATTTTCATTCGGTCTCCAATCGGCGCTGGGATTCGCGCATTATGTATTCGGCCGCCGGCCAGTCGCCCAGCCGGCGGCCTTTGGCCTCGCCTGGAGGACAAACGAGGCTACGCGACAGCAGCAACCTTGGTCGCCGCCACGGCAGCGTCGGCCGCCGCTTTTGCCACCGCGGGGACAGCCGCTGCGATGGTGGCGGCTTGCTGTTTGGCCTTGGCCTCGTCGATGGCCGCCTGTTCCTTTTTCTTGGCTTCCACGACGAGCTTGTACTCGTCGACCATCGCCACGTATTTGGCCGCCTGTTCGGGGTCCTTCATTTCCTCCTTGACGGCCTTCACGTAGATCGCGCTGAAGTGAGCGTTCCGCTTTTCGGTGTCCACCAGCAACTTGAACAGCTCTTTCACATTGGCGATTGCCGTCGAGTAGTCGCGCACGATGATCGAGTCGAGGATGTCCGCCAAAATCTCCCAGCCGTGGGCCCTGGCGTGCGTCGAGATCACCTGAATTTCCTTACGCAGGTGTTCCAGGCCGGTCCCCTTGCGAAACAGCCAGGCTCCGCCGAAGCCGGCGGCAACGAGTGTCGCCACGATCGTTGAAATCTGCCAACCGTCCATGCTTATGTCCTCCAGAAAAATCAAAGCGAACTAAGCCGCCCGCACGGTGCGGCGACCTACGATGTCAAACTTTTCTTCCACTGAATCCCCGCTCCGCCGGCTCCGCCGAACAGTCCGGCCAGTCCGGTCAGGATCAAGGCCAGCGTGTTGTTGCCCTCGCTCGGTTGCACCTGGTCTTCGAGCTTCGCCGCCTCCAACTCCAGCAGCCGCGCCTGCAGCGCCGCGTCGGGGGCCGGCGGGACATTCACGTTAACCGGCGGCAACGGCGAAGGGCTCGGGCCCGGCGAAGGCGCCGGTTGCGGGCATGGTCGACGCCCCCACTTCCACGGCCGGAGCCAATACGGAGGTTGACTGGGGGCGAACAGGCGGCCCTTGAGTTCCGTCGCGCTTTCGTTTTCGTCGATCTTGATCAGGTTCACCATGGTGATCGGATCGCTGGGCATGTGACTGCCCCGCAGCACCGAGAGCACTTGCGTCGCCTCTGCGTCGAGCGTCAGGATGCAGGGCAGGTCATTGCAGTGGTGGGGCGCGTAGTCGGCAAACCGCGGATGCTTCGGCGTCAGGTGGATGTAGCGGACGTCGTGCCCCTCGGCGGCGACGCTGACGCAGTCCAGCGCCCACTGGTCGCGCTCGGTCGGCTCGTCGTGCGTGAATACCATCAGGTAGGGCAGGTTGCCGTCCTCGGGCAACTGGTCGACCGAAACCCGCTGGCGGATCCCGCCATGGCTGCTGGCCGACGCGAACACGCTGGCCGCGAACGTAATGGCGGCCAGGACCGCCTCCCACAGGTGCCAACTTTTCAGTAGGGGGAGCATTTCGGTTCTCCTTGGAAAAAAATGAAAGGTGGGTTGGGCGTTTTGGAATTTGGGGTGGGAACTATACTTGGCTCAAAGGTTGGGTAGCGGCGTAGCCACAATCGCTGTGGCCCAGCCGCCGTAACTTCTCCAGCGAGCCAGGAACTCCTCGCGTGGGTAAAACTCGTAGACGTCGGTATGGTTGCTGTCGAGGATCACGGCGTAGCCGTTTTCCCAGCCTAGGAAGCTGCAAAAGTGGTTTGCCTTGAACGTCACCCCCGCGCCGCGGCCGGTGCGGTCGCACCAATCGAGTACGCGCTCATCCCCGTTGGTGATTGTGACGTAGTCCCATCCCAGCTCGTCGAGCTTGGCGTTCAAACCGCCAGCGTATTCGCCCCCGCTGTAGCGATGCGTCAGGTAGTCCGCGGCGTCGCTCCGACCAAACACCTCCATCACGTTGGCGATCCCGGCGAACACGCAGGAGCCGCCGCCGTAGTTGTGGTGGCGACGGTTCTGGGGCACGTCCGCCAGGCCGTAGAGTTGGCAGTGCGGGCAGTGGCCTCCGGGCGTGCAAGCGGGTGTGACGAAGGCCGGCTGCAGTTGCTTGGCCGGCTGCTCCCGCAGCAGCTTCTTGGCTCGCTCCCGCAGCAGCTTGACGGCCGCTTCCTTGGCCTTCCGCTTGGCGATGTCACGCGGCGATTCGCAGCCCGTGGCGGCAATGACGATTCCAACAGCAACGGCGATTACGATCAGCAGCGATTTCATTTTGGTTCCTCCGTCGAAGGCGTATCAATCCGAGCGGCCTTCCGTGAACGCAACTTCATGGGTGACTCGCCCCGGATTTCGAGGTCGCAAGACGCCATCGGTTCCGACCCACTCCATCCTGTCCGTGACTGCCCACCCAGACGAACAGGACCAAGTGTCGCCATGGCACTCGCTGCACGCCTGCTGCCCCCACCGCTGCCTCTGGTCCGCCCAATACCATCCATCGCTATCCATCACAACAACCGGATGATTTGGCAGATCGAGCCTTTTTGCTCCGACTGGACGATCCGCACGTTTCAATTCGGAGCGAAGCTCTTCACGCTCCGAACGAAGCGAGCTGATGGTTCTCCCGCTGAAAGCCAGGCAGACGCTGACCACGATCAGGACGGCGGATTGGGTCCACGTGAGATATTTCATCGGGCCACCCTCCAGTGTCCGATCTGCCCGACCTGGCGGAGGCAACGCAACTCCGAAACCCAGCCGGGGGAAACCATGCCGGGCGGCACCGTCTCGACTTCCTCGCCGTCGTATCCGGCATCTTGCAGGGCCTGCATCACCAGCCGCGAGCAGTGAAACCACTCGCCCGGGGCGGTCAGCGGCTCGCCCCGCAGCTTGCGAATCTGCTTCCAGATCCACGACGCACCGATGGCGAATTGCCACCAGGGGGCATAGGGAAAGCCCTGCATCTTGACCGCGTACCGCACCACGGCCTGCCGGTCGATCTTCGGCGCCCAGGTCTCATTGATCGTGAACCAGTGGACGGGGCACTGCTCGTTTTCGCAGTTGAGCATGTACCGGCAGAACGGGTACATGCGAACGCCGACGCCTTCGAGCGCCTCGAGCACGCAGAGGATCGGCGGCTGGTCGTCCACGAAGTCAACGTGGGCCGCGATCGCGACGTGGCTGTACCTGGAGCGCGTCGCCAGCTTGATGCCCCAGGAGAACAGCCGGCGTCCTTCGAAGAGCAGGACGTCGCCGTCCTTGATCGAGGCGGCGGCTTCCTGCGGCGTAAAGTAAAACTGGCTGGGGGTCATCGCGATCCGACGCCCGGCCCCGTTGGCGGCGGGGACCTGGGCCACCAGGGAGCCGAGCAGGAAAAGACGGATTAAAGGGAAAAGGGAAAATGAAAAACGAGGAACGGCCGCTTTTCATTTTTCAGTTGTCGTTCTTCCTTCCAGTCAGGATCTGCTGCATCCTGGCCGAGGGCGGTGCGGCGTCTTGCGCGTCGGTTCCATCTGAGTTGACCAGCTCGCGGATCCATGCGGGCGGGCGTTGTTTTTGTCGTTGGGGTTGATCGAGCCGGCCGCCGCGGTAGGCCGCGACGACTTCTTCGGCGAACACGCGTCGCCGCCGGCGGGCCCGCTTGCCCTGTTTGCCGGTGCACGAGCGGCGGCGATTGATCTGGCGGAGCTGTTGGCGCGTGATGCTCATGCTGGGCTTTCTGCTTCGTCCGGCTTTCCGCTTTCCGCTTTCCGCTTTTCCGCTTCAATGGCGTCGTACACCTCCCGGCGGTGGACCGGAACTTCCTGCGGGGCCTCGATGCCCAGCCGGACCTTGTCGCCGCGGATCTCGACGATCGTGATCGTGATGTCGTCGCGGATGACGATCGATTCGTTTTTCTTGCGGGACAGGACGAGCATGGGACGGAAAGGACAAATGGAAAAGGGAAAATGAAAAACGGTGGTCCGCCTGCGGCGGCCGTCTTGCCTTGGTCATTCCAGCCGCCTGACCTCCAGGCTGTGGCTGGTGCCGGCGTCGGCCGAGAGGCGGTCGGCTTCGTCCTGGCCGGCGACGCGGATGAATTCTTTTTTCCACTGCACGGCGATCTGGCGGGCCTTCAGGGCCAGGCGATAGCCGAACTTGACCGCGGCGCCGACCTTGCCGGCCTCGGCCTTGAGGTAGGCGGTCAACCGCTGGCCGATCTCGTCCTGCGTCTTCTTCAGGTCCGCGGAGCGCCGCGACAGTTCCTTGCGTTCGGCCTCCAGCTCGACGTATCGCTCGACGTCCTTCCTGCTGATCTTTACGGGGGCGGCTTTGGCCATGGCGGCTTCCTCGGTCAGTTGGCGGATCCGCTGGTCCTGCTCGGCGATGTGCCAGCGGCCGGTGGCGACCAGCAGGCCGATGCCCAGCGCGTAGAACACGTGCACGGACCAATGGGGAGATCTTGAATCTTGAATTTTGGATTGGGGATCTGCCCGGCGGTCGACCCGAGATTCGAGATCCGAGATTCCAAATTCCCCCGTGCGTCGGGCGGGCGGCCGCGATGCGGCAGAGGGCAGACGTGATGGGTGGATCACGGTGCTTGCCTCGATCTCTGCTCCCCGCGGCCAGACGCGGCAGCCCGCGCGGCACACTGGATCGGTAGGCCCGCTTTTCAGGGCAGAGGGCCGCCCGCAGCGGGGCGGCGATTTTCTACAGCGTCGGTTCGTCGGGCCCCTCGTCGAGCAACTCGGGCGGAGCCTGCCTGGCCCCGGCCCGCTTCGCCTGGCGGCGGTGCCGCGCCTGCACGCCCGGCGGGCAGGTAATCGACAGCACGGCCGAGCCCTGGCCGATTGAGTCGACGACCAGCGTCGTGCCGGACACTTCAATCGCATCGCCGGGACGCACCCGCCGCACCAGCATGTCGTCCGCCCTTCGTTGGAGGCCCGGTACAGGGGCAACGAAAAAAGCCCGCAGGCGGTGCCGGCGCGTTTTTGCGCCAGTCGGCCTGCGAGCTTGTGGCTCACGGGGTCAACGCGGTTTTCTGGCAATGCACGTCTTCCATGCTAGGCAGCCGGCCGGAAAACGTCAACCTTGCTAGCGGCGCAAGACGTTGCAGGAGCGTAGGTTAGAGGCTGCCGAGGCCATGGCCGACATTCATTCGCGGCCAGATCGAGCGTGGGGAAATCTAGCTAGAATTCCTAGCGATTCCCCTAACATCCGGCCAAACTGTACCACTACCATTGGTCGGGGCAACAAGACGTCTCCGGAAATTGATCCCATGTCCGCCCGTCGAGCACACGGCCGGCCGCCTTCTTGCCGACCCGCTCCCTGGCGACCCATCCCTCGGCCTTTCGTTGATCGCCCAACGTGCCGAGGAATCCGCCGGCCGTGTCACCGTCGGGACCGACGCATATCTGCGGCGGCCGACCGCGTGGCCCCAAACCGTGCCACGACTCGCACGCCGCCCATTCGCCCCACTGTTTGAAAAAGAACGACACCCCGGCCGCGATGCATTGATCGCGGATCGAGCGGGGCCAGTCCGGGTGCATCGGCCGGGCCCGCGGCCCGCTCTCCCCGCCGACGATCACCCAGTCGAGCCCGCCCAAGCGAGAGCACGCGCACTCTACCCACAAGCCGCCCTCGGTAGAATCTTGGATGATGCGGTGTCCGCTATCAGGATCAAGTTCGCATTGCCGTTGGTTTTGGCAGGCAAGTGTGCACGACGACTGGAGCTTGACCGGCCCCAGCAACGGCTCGGCGGACACAAACCGCACCGCCGCCGGCGTCTTGAGCAGCCACGGGATTCGCTCGTCGGCCCGCTGCTGGTCTTCGGCTGAGACGCCCAGCCAGACGTTCGGCAACGGCCAGGCGGTCGGCGCGTGCGTGCCACCAAGACGCTTGGCTGCCACGAGAACAACTCCCTGGCGATGGGGCGGCACAGTCAGGTACTCGTATGCCCGTTCCGCTCGTTTCGTCAGCACCTGAAACGTGTGTTGCGGGCACAGGGCCATCACAGCAAACACCTTGTCGACGAACTCGAACGGAACCGAATCGTGGAACAGGTCGCTCATCGAATCGACGAAGTAAGTCGTCGGCTTCTTGCGCTTCAGGGGAATCGACAATGCCGCTTCGTCGAGGTTGATCTTGCCAGTCCACTTGCCGTCCTTCGTCGTGCCGTCGTATTTCCCCTGGCCCATCGCCGCCAG